GTGCTATATCTGTTTGCAAATTTGCAGAGGCAACATGCCGACACCAAGCGCAGACGAGACCCGCGATGAGTTCCTTGACCGCTGCATGAGCGATGCAGAGGCCGTGGCAGATTTTCCCGATGCTGATCAGCGTTTCGCAGTCTGTAACTCGCTCTGGGGCGAGAAGGCCGAGGGCTACAAGCCGACTGACGAGATGGCCAAGGTTGCCGCGCGGGCTTTGGAGTGGCGCAAGGAATACGGGCGTGGCGGCACTGAGGTGGGCGTTGCGCGGGCGCGTGACATTGCCAACCGGGCAAACCTATCTGACGAAACCGTGGCGCGGATGCGGTCTTTCTTCGCCCGTCACGGCACAAACCGCTCTGATCATTACAACGACAAAGAACCTGATGGTGGGCCTACTGCATGGCGCATCGCGTGGGATCTTTGGGGCGGTGATCCGGGCAGGACGTGGGCCGAGCGCATCGGCAGGCAAGAGGATGCAAAGCACATGAGCCAAGTCGAACACAAGGCAGTCGGTTTCGAGATCAAGAAAGAGCCGGATCAGGATGGCGTTTTCGAGGGCTATGCCTCTGTCTTCGGCATCGTTGATCAGGGAATGGATGTTGTAGAGCGCGGCGCGTTTGCCAAGTCCATCGGATCGGGCCGCAAGGTCAAGATGCTCTGGCAGCACGACATGGCACAGCCCATCGGTGTATGGGATGAAATCCGTGAGGATGAGCGCGGCCTTTACGTCAAGGGGCGCATCCTGAAGGACGTGCAGAAGGGAGCCGAAGCTATGGCCCTGATGCGCGCAGGCGCGATTGACAGCATGTCGATTGGATACCGCACCATTGAAGCCGTGCCAGAGGGCGCAGGGCGCATCCGCAAGTTGATGGAGGTGGATCTGTTCGAGGTATCGCTCGTGACATTCCCGATGCTGCCTGACGCCAAGATAACGGCTGTCAAATCTATCACGACAATTCGAGAATTTGAGAAAGCCTTACGGGACGTGGGCTTCACTCAGAGCGAAGCCAAGGCCATTGCGGCTGACGGCTTCAACGGCCTTGCCGCTCATCGGGACGATGTAGCCGAGCAGGTTGATAGCGAGGGCTTAAAAGCCCTTCATCTGCAACTCACTCAGCTGAAGGAGATTTTCCAATGAGTGACTTTGACGCAAAACAACTGGCCGAGGCCGTTGACGGCGTGAAGCGCGGTTTTGAGGCTTTCAAAGAAGCCAACGATCAGCGCATCAAGGAGATCGAATCGAAAGGCGCGGCAGACCCGCTGCTGGACGAAAAGATCGCCAAGATCGAAAAGGAAATGGACGCCAAGCAGGCACGCCTCGACCAGTTCGAGCTGTCGATCAAGCGCCAGAACCGCACTGTGACCGATGAGAACGGCAACGAGATCAACCTCGACGCCAAGGCGATGCACTGGGCAAACATGGTAGCACGCTCGCGCGGCACCCGTGTTGAGCAGTTCGGCGCATCTGATCTGGACGGCTACAAGTCGGCATTCAATTCGTTCCTGCGCAAGGGTGACGAGATCATCGGCGCTGACGAAAAGAAAGCACTGTCGGTCGGCAACGATCCCGATGGCGGCTATGTCGTTCACCCGGACATGTCGGGCCAGATCGTCACCAAAGTGTTTGAGACTTCCCCGATGCGCGCCTATGCGTCCATCCAAGTCATCAGCACCGACGCGCTGGAAGGCCTGTTTGACCTTGAAGAAGCATCTTCGGGTTGGGTTGGCGAAACTGACGCGCGCTCGGAAACTGGCACCCCGCAGCTTGGCAAGTGGCGCATTCCCGTCCACGAACTGTATGCCAAGCCGAAAGCCACCCAGAAGATCCTCGACGACGCCGAGATCAATCTGGAAACGTGGCTGGCGCAGAAAGTGGCAGAGAAGTTCGCGCGTGATGAGGCCGCTGCATTCGTTGCAGGCAATGGCGTCAACAAGCCGCGTGGCTTCCTGTCCTATGCTGACGGCACCACCCTGCCGGGCACGATTGAGCGCATCAACACTGGGGCAAACGGCGCATTCGCTTCTGCCCCCAGCGGTGGCGATGCTCTGATCGACGCTCTGTATGGCCTGAAGGCGCAGTATCGTGCAAACGCGACGTGGTTCATGAACCGCGCCACGACGAAGCTGGCCCGTAAGCTGAAAGACAGCGATGGTGCCTATCTGTGGTCGCCGGGCATTGCGGCTGGTCAGCCTGCAACGCTGCTGGGCTACCCTGTAGCTGCGTTTGAGGACATGCCTGATCCGGCAACGGGTTCGCTGTCCATCGCCGTTGGCGACATGCGCTCTGCCTATCAGATCGTTGACCGTGTGGGCATCCGCACGCTGCGCGATCCGTATTCGGCAAAGCCGTATGTTGAGTTCTACACCACCAAGCGTGTGGGCGGCGACGTTGTGAACTTCGAAGCGATCAAGCTGATCGAGTTCTCGGCATCCTAATCATCGGGCGGGGCCATTCTGGCCCTGCTTTTCCTCAACGCATTTAAGGGAGAAAACCGATGCGTGATCTTGCTTCAAACGTAAAGGTGTCTGTTGGCGACAATGGCGACAGCATCGACCTTCAGGGTTCGGACAGCGTTATCGTTGTTGGCCTTACCGATCCGACTGCCCGTGTGTTGGTGTCTGATTCGGCAGCATCCGGCTTTGCCGCTCCTGCTGCTGGCACGCTTTCCACGGTGCGCGAAGACAACGGCGCTTTTGTTGTCGGATATACTGGCACACTTCGCTATCTTCAGGCGGGTGCGGCAGATGTCGTTGTGCAAAGCCATCTGCACATTGCGCCTCAGACCTGATCTTTGTCAGTGGGGCTGGCTTCGGCTGGCCCCATCACTGAGAGCAGGAGGGAATGATGACCCAAGCAAAAATCACCAAAAAAGACGGATACCGCTGCGCGCCTGATGGTGCGATGGTGCAGATATTTTCTTTCGGAGAGATAGTGACTGGCAAAGTGGCTGAATGGGCGCTTTCCGATCACGCAGCACAACGGATGTTTGACCCGCGCGAAGAGACAAAGGTTGAAGCTGTCCCTGAGACAAAGCGCCGGAGGGCCAAGAAATGAGCCTGCGTCCAGCTGTCCATCTGTATCAATATGAAGGCTCTGTCATCATCGATGAGCCATCTATTGAGCCTGTAACGCTTGCAGAATTGAAAGCGCATCTGCGGATTGATGACACGAGCGAAGACACCTATCTGACTGCGCTGATCACCGAGGCGCGTGCCGAGATTGAACAGGCATCCGGGCTGTCGCTGATCAGGCAGAAATGGCGGCTGACTATCGATCAGTGGCCCGGTGCGCGTCAGGAATGGTGGGACGGGGTTCGGGATGGGCATATCAACATGCTTTACGGCGCTCCTGCGGATCTTCACTTGCCGCGTTATCCATTGATTGAAATCGACAGCGTAACCGTTTTTGACGAGGACAGCACATCCGCTGTGGTCAATGTCGGCAATACCTTTGACGTGGATACCAATCAGCAGCCCGGCAGGCTTGCGCTCCAGAGCGGGGCGACATGGCCTATCGCATTGCGGCCTACAAACGCGATCCAGATTGACTATTATGCAGGATATGGCGCGCTTGCTGTTGATGTTCCGGCACCGCTGAAGCGGGCAGTTCGCAGTCTTGCTGCATATTTCTACAGCCATCGCGGCGATGGGTGCGATCCAGTCGAGGCAATGGCAATGAGCGGTGCAGCATCTGTGATCAATCGTTATCGGACGGCTCGCATATGACATATCCATCCGGCCTTGATGTTGCGCGCGGGCTTGCATCTGGATGCCGGGCCATTCGCCAGTTTGGCCGAAATACTGCTGTTGGCGGGACATTTGTGCCAATTGCCCGTTCAGGGGTTTACAGGACGCCTCAGGCTGGCGCTGTAGTGGCCTTGCGGATTCGGGCCGGGGGCAATGCCGCTGATACTGCCAATGGCGCTGGAGCGCGCTCTATTCGCCTGACAGGGCTTGATGCTAATGGTGATTTTGTCACTGAAGTCATTGTCACTGCGGGGGCGTCTGCATCGGCTACATCCCAAACGCTATTTCTGCGGCTGACTGATGCTATGGTGGAGACTTCTGGCACCTATGCCACGCAGGCGGCGCTGTCTCATGTCGGCACGATCAACATTGAAGATACGGCTGGCAATCTCTGGGCGACCATTCAAGACACAGATATTCCGCGCGGAGAGAGTGAAATCGCTGCTTATTCTGTCCCTCGGCATCGCGCCTTCTATATTCAAAACATCAGGGTGCAGTCGTTTGCGTCAAACAAAGCCAACATCGTGATGTTCAAGCGACCCAATATTCTGCAAACCTCCGCGCCCTATAGCCCGATGACTTTGCTGTGGGAGTTGCCAGAATTTTCCGGCGCACAACAGTTTACCTTTGATCCGCCGATCAGGATTGATGCGTTGAGCGATGTTGGCTTTCTGGCGAAGACCGGATCTTCCACAACTGATGTTTCAATCGGTTTCGATGCAATCGAGGTGTTGCCATGAAGTGCTGCGATATGACGGCAGGGATGTTGCAGACAGCGATTGCAGTGCAGCGGCTGACCCGCACGACCGATGGCGCGGGCGGCTGGACCGAAACGTGGGCAGCATTGTCAGGCGCACCAACGCGGGCAATGGTCAAATCCGTGACCGGGCGTGAGGTATTTGCTAGTGATCGGATAGAGGCCAGACCTTCGCTGCGTATCACGACACGATACAATGCCAGCATCACCGAGGCAGACCGAATTGTTATTCGGGGCAAGGCCTACAACATCACGGCAATTAACAACATGGAGTTTGCCGATAAGTGGCTGGAGATTGATCTGTCGGGCGGGGTGGCGACCTGATGGCACGGGCGGTTGAGATTGACGGCGCAGACGATTTGATCAAGGCGCTCAAGAAGCTGGGCAAAGAGGGTGAGCGGGCGGCTGCGCAAGTTGTCCAAGCCACGGCTATTGAGGTTCGGGGCGACATCGTAAAGCGGTATCAGCGCGGCCCCAAGACTGGCATCGTATATGAAAAGACAAATCCGACCCGCACGCATCAGGCATCAGCACCGGGGGAAGCCCCAGCCACTGATACGGGCAGGCTGGCCAGCGCCACGGTTTACAAGATGACTGGCAAGATGTCTGCGGAGGTTTCCAACGACGTGAAGTATGGCGAATGGCTGGAGTTTGGAACGCAGGAGATCAAGCCGCGTCCTGCATGGGTTCCGGCTGTTGAGGATGCGCGTCCTAAATATCGGAAGCGCATGGAAACCGCACTGGCGAGGCTGACAAGATGATCAAAGCGGCTGCATTGCAATCTGGTATTTACGCCCGTCTCAACGACGTGTCCGTGACGGGGCTTCTCTCTGCTGCGTATAGCGTTTCAGCAATATTCACAGACGTGCCTCAGGCGACGGACAGCGGCGCTCCTGCGCAATTCCCCTACATCACCATCGGCAATGATACTTTCGGCCCGTATGATACCAAAGACGACACTGGCGGCGAGGTCGTAGTGCAGGTCAGCATCTGGTCGCGGGCATCGTCGGACTTGCAGATCAAGGGCATCGCTGATGCAGTTTATTCTCGGATGCACAGGCAGCCAATGACCATCACGGGCGTCGATCACATCACGACAGAGTTTGAAAGCCTGACGCTGACCGATGATCCTGACGGCAAGACGCGGCAGGCCATCATGCTTTTCCGTGTTGTTTACTTGGCATAGCCCTCGTGGTATAACTTGGCAAACGAAGGGTGTTAAAACATGGCTATTTCTGGCCGAAAAATGCGGATCAGCAGAGACAGCGTGGCCATCGTTGGTGCTCGCGTGGACAATCTTGCTATCAATGCAGAGCCTGTTGATATCACCGACAAGGATGACGCTGGATGGCGCACCATGCTTGGTGACGTGAGCGTTCGTTCCGTCTCTGGCGATGTTGAGGGCGTGCTTAAAGGCAGCACAACGATTGCTCAAGCAATGGCGGCAGGCAATCTCCTGATCGACAGCGGGGCTTGCCTGCTGGACGGGATCGCCAACATCACAGGCGACTTCTTCCTCTCGGCCATGACATTCGGCGCTGATCAAGCAGACACCGTGACGTTTACTGCCAACTTTGAAAGCAGCGGCGTTTTGACCGTCTCGCTGGCCCCGTATAACACCGTTCTGCCTGCCGTTACTGGCACGACCACAGTGGGCCAGACGCTTACGCGGACGACTGGCACATGGGCGGGCGATGCGACAATCACCTACGCCACCCAGTGGCAGGAAAGCACGCTTTCAGATCCGAATGCCCCGACGTGGGCGGATATCAGCGGCGCAACAGGGGCAACCCGCGTTCTCGCTGTCGGGCAGGCTGGCAAGTATGTGCGCGCCCGTATGACGGCAACAAACTCTCGTGGATCAACCGTTGCATTCAGCAACATCGTCGGCCCTGTGGCCCCGTAAATTAGGAGACTAAAATGGCTGCACAATCCGGCAGAAAGATGCGCATCAAAAAGGGTTTGACCGCTATCGCAGGCGCTCGGACTGACAATCTGTCGATCAACAACGAGCCTGTTGACATCACTGACAAGGACGACGCGGGCTGGCGCACGATGCTGGCAGATGTCGGCGTTCGTTCGGTGGACGCTGACGTTGAGGGCGTGCTAACCGATAGCACGATCATCGCTGTGGCAATGGGTGCGGCGTCTGGCCTTCTGGCAGCATATACCGTTGAGATTGACGGCATCGGTTCTTTCACTGGCGACTGGTTCCTCTCGGCTATGACGCTGGGCGGCGAGCAGGCGGACGCGGTGACGTTCACGGCAAACATCCAGTCGAGCGGCACTGTCACGTTCACGGCGGTTTAACGCATGGGTGTTTTCCGTGATGTGAGCCTGAACATTGGCGGGGCTGATTATGTAATCACCCCGTCAAATAGGCTGTTGCGTCGGATTGAGATGAAGGGCAAGGCCGAAAACCCGCGCTTTAATCTGGTCGAAGTGATGTTTTTCCTGCAAACATCGGCAGGCTCTATGCCTGATATGGCTTTCATCCTCTCGGAGATGGTGACGGCCAGCGGTGGAAAGATGACCGAGGACGAGGCGCTGGCGGTTATCGTTTCGATGGAAGTCGATGATTTGCAAGCGCTCAAGTCTGCGTTGTGTTCCTGCATCATGCCGGAGCCGAATGAAAAAAAGCCGGACGCCCCCAGCAAGGCGGCGTAAGCGGGGGCGAGATTGAGCCGCTTGACTGGGACGCGCTGTATAAGTTGGCAAGGGCTATAGACCTTCCGCCTAGTGAGTTTTGGGACATGACGCTGCCGGAGTTTCTGTTGGAGGTTGAAATGAAAACCCCGGATGGAAACGAGACTGGAAAGTTCGCTGGCAAACTCACGTCTTCGGACATTGACGATCTGCTAGGGTTTATGGACGAAGGGACGATCTAATGGCTTTGCCGCCTCTTTCAGTCAAGATCGGAGCCGAAACGGATGGCCTTACTAAAGGGCTGACCGGGGCGCAGGCAGCAATTGCCAAGTTTGCCAAGGTGGGTGCTGCTGGTGTTGCCGCTGTTGGCGTTGCTATGGTGGCGCTGACCAAAGAAAGCCTTGCCAACATCGACGTTCTGACCAAGCAGGCGCGCAGCCTTGGCTTGACCACAGCCGCGTTTCAGAAGATGAGCCTTGTGGCTGGTGAAGCTGGCGTTGAGACGGGCAAGCTGTCATCGATGCTTGGCCTGATGCAGCGCAACATCGTGGAACTGGGACAAGGCACACAGGCACAGGTTGATGCCTTCGGGCGGCTTGGCCTGTCAATGCGTGACTTGCAGGGGCTGGAGCCTGATGCGCAGTTTGCCAAGATCGCTGATGCGCTGAACAAGATTACAGACCCGGCGGAAAAGACCGCGATGGCGATGGAGGTTTTTGGACGCTCTGGCCGTGATGCAATCAACATGCTCAATGGATATGGCGCGGCGGCAGCGAATGCAGCGGCGTTCCAACAGCGTTTTGGCATCGCGGTGGCGCAGGATGTTGCGCAAGGCGTCGAGCGGGCCAATGATGCTGTCGGGCGTCTGGGAATGGTTTTTACTGGTCTTGGCAATCAAATGGCTGGGGCAGTTGCGCCGTCAATTGAACGGGTAGCAAACGGGCTTGTTGAGTTTGCCGCCAAGGTCGTCGGCGCACGAATTACACTTGAGGAGTTTTTCGGCAGCATTGAAAAAGCCCGTCAGGTTTTGGGTGCGGATCTGGTTAATGAGATCATCAAAGCTGGTGGCAGCCTTGCAGATTTGCAAAGCGAGGTTAAGGGCGTCAGCAATGGCATGAACGCCCTGAACCAGCAGACCATATTGGCTGAAGGTCGGCTTACGAACTTTGCAGATCGGCTTGACGACATTGGCGAGATTGGGGCATCCGAGGTTCTTCGCGGCTTTATCGGTGAAATGAAAAAAGCCCGTCAAGAACTGGAAGATGGAGAAATCGACGCCGAAGATTTCCGCGCCAAAATGGAGCAATTGCAGGGCCGTGTTGCAGCCCTGATTGCGCAGTTTGCAGACTTCAAAGGCATCGACATATCTGGCGTGACTAGCCAAGTGACGCGCCTTGGGCAAGCCGTTGCGCTTGCGCTTGGATTTGCAACTCAACTTAGGCAGGAATTGCCCGGTGGCAGGCCCGGAGTTACAACAGGAACAGGATTGACGCCGGAAGGAAGTCTGATCCCGCCGCGCAGATACACATCAAGCGGACGCGGCACAGTCAACCCAACGGCCACTGACGCCTTGCTTGCGAGCATGGGTGGAGAGTTTATCACGGGCGACGATGCTGGCGGTGGCGGCGTTGATCCGAATGAGGCATTGCGCGAGCAGCTTGCAACCCGCCTTGAAACCCTCATGGAAGGGCTGATGACCGAGCGGGAAACCGTGGCGCAATGGTATGCCGAGGGGCAGGCGTTGATTGACAGCGCAACCGATGCGGAGTTGGCAGCTATTGGTGGAAAGCAGGCGGCGATTGAACGGCTTGCCAAGGAACATCAAGACCGCCTGTCACGCATTCGCGAACTGGGCGCGGCGGCTGATCTTCACACCGTTCTGGGCGCTGGCGCTGAAATCCTCAATGCGATGGGCCAGACGAATGAAAAGGCGCTGAAAGTTGCCAAGGTGTTCGGTGCAGCCCAAGCCCTGATCGGCGCATATCAGGGTGCGGCTGAGGCGTTGAAGCTGCCCTTCCCCCAAAACCTCGCTGCCGCAGCTACGGTGCTTGCTAAGGGCATCGGGTTTGTCAGCGCCATCAAGGGCGTCAACAAGAGCGGCGGTGCTGTGGCATCTACTGGTGGCGCAACAGCAACGGCGGCGGCAGCCCCAGCGTCCGCAGCGGCCCCGCAGGCATCACAGACGCTCAACTTCAGCGTCACAAATGATCCTTTCGGCATCTCTGATCGTCTCGTGCGTCAAATTGTCGGGGCAATCAACCAATCGCAGCGTGACGGCTCAACTCTGATCAGGGCGACTGTATCATGACCTTATCGACAAGCGGATACGCCGTTAGCAGCAATGAGCCACTGACCCATGCGCGGATCTTATATGCGCCGATCACCGGGACCATCACGGCAGACGGCACAGGCGGTGCGCTGGCGGCGAATGACTATACTTTTCAGCGGTGGGAACTCGGTGCGACATCTGGTGATTGGACGATCCAGACGGCGGCTGACGCTGATGTGGATACGGTTTTCATCGCGGCGCATTCGCTGGCCGGGGCGACGATCCTTGTGCAAACAGCGGCTACAGTTGGCGGTGCCTTCACAACGCGGGCAACCGTGACCCCGACTGACAACTCCACCATCGCCGTGATGTTCAACGACGCGGGCGTTGCATATAGCGTGCGCGAGGTTCGGCTGTCCATCTCTGGCGCTCCTGAAACGGCTACAGTCGGCATCATCCGCGCGGGCAAGGCGCTGCAAATGCAGCAGGCCGTTTTTGGCGGGGTTGAACCGATAGGCCTCAACCGGATCGTCGAGACGCGGCACAGCATGAGCGAAACCGGGCAGTGGCTTGGGCGGACGATCCAGCGGCAGGCGCGGCGCACGCAGATGAACTGGGCGCATCTCACAGCGGATTGGTATCGCGCCAACTTTGAGCCGTTCTCGTTGTCCCTGCCTCAGACGCCTTTCGGGCTGATCCAAAACCCTTCGAAGATGCCGGAAAGCGTGGCATGGTGCTGGACGGACGACACCCCGACGCCTAGCAACATGGGCATCAAGAATTTGATGCAGGTTTCGCTTTCAATCACTGGATACTTGGAGTGATCACATGCCTAAAATTACCGATCTTCCGTTAGCAACAATCCTTGACGCAGATGATCTGCTATATGCCGTTGTTGATAGCAATAGTAGGCGCATTCCTGCTAGATCATTGTCCGGTCGCAATCTGATCATCAACGGCTCTGGCCGTATTAATCAGCGCGGATATGTCAGCGGCACAGCAACAACAGGGGCAAATCAATTTTCGCTTGATCGGTGGTTTGTGGTCACGTCAGGCGAAAGCCTTTCATTTACGGGCACCAATGCACGGCGCGTTATGACCGCAACAGGTGGCGTCGGGCAGGTAATTGAGGGCGCGAATATCGTCGGCGGCTCTTATGTTTTGAACTGGGATGGTGACGCTACAGTTACGGTCAACGGGACTGCGCGGGCAAAGGGCGAAACCTTTACGCTGACGGCAAATGCAAATGTCGTTGTAGTGTTTTCGTCCGGCACTTTTACCGATGTTCAGCTAGAGGCGGGCATAACCGCAACGCCGTTTGAATTGCGGTCACTCGGGCAAGAATTGGCATTGTGCCAAAGGTTCTATCAGCAGATTAATCTAAGGTCGCGATGGGATGCTGGCGATTCCGGTTGGGTGGACGCTAGGCATTACCCGCACCCTGTCACAATGCGCGCCACCCCATCTGTTACATTTTCTGGTGTGACAAGCGTAAACGCGACATCCGTTACTTTGAATAGCACAGGTATTACCGCGAACTATAACGTCCAGTCTATCGGCGCTGGACCTGTGGACCATCAGGCTCTGTATATGTTTTCGGCGGAATTGACTTCGTAATGAGCAACGCAGACTTCACCCGCGAGCCTTTGCAGATCGTCGAGATCGTGCAGCCGCTTTGCTCTCGCACCTTTGGCGTTGGCGCGTGCGAAGCCGTTGGCATTCCGTGTTACAACACCGACAAGACTTGCAAGTTCATCACGGCGCTTGATCTGTCAGAGCAAGTAACGCTTCGTTTTGTGGCTCCGGGGTCCAATGCTCTGGAATATAGCGGCCCGATTACGGGGGCTTTGCTTGACGAGACTGATGTTGACCTTCTGGATGAGACGGATAGCCCCCTTCTGGGCGAGGGTTTTACTGTCGCTCCGACGTCAGAGGCATTCAACCCAGCGCTTGCAATCCCTGCCCTACTAGCCGTGGATACCGCGCCGACCGTCTTGAACGTGGCCGGGGGCGATGACAACATGTCACCGCTTGGCATCCGTGCCGTGACTAATGTGGCGATTAAGGACTTCCCATTCAACGACGTGGGGCTTGACCCTTATCTGGCAGATCGCAGCTATGACCCGATCACGCAGGGCAGTTTCTGGACCAAGTGGCTCGCGCGCAACCCGTTCCATACGGGCTACATCCTGAACATCTATGACGGCTATTTCGGGCAGTCGCTGGATGAGATGATCAAGCGGGAATATTCGATTGAGAAGATCGACGCATCCCGGTCGCAGGTTCGCATCGTTGCAAAGGACATCCTGCGGAAGGTGACGGATACTGAAGTGACGGCCCCAAGGCTTTCGCCCGGATCTCTGGCGGCGAACATCACCAACGTGGCAACATCGCTTTCTGTGGCCGGGGCTGTCGTTGCGGATTATCCAGCGTCGGGCAGGATTCGTATCAACAACGAGATCATCGCCTATACTGGTAGGTCGCTATCCGGTTCGAATGTTCTATTCACTGGCCTGACGCGAGGGGTGCTGAATACGACCGCAGCGGCGCACAATCAATTCGACCGCGTGCAGGAAGTTCTCAGCTATGAGGCCCAACCGTTCTCGGACATCATCTATGATCTGCTGGTCAACTACGGCGGCATTCCGGCTGTCTACATCACCAAGACCGACTGGGATGATGAGTTCAACACCTATCGTCTGATCTATAACTTCACATCTCACATCGCTGATCCTGTTCCCGTGCAGCAACTGGTCGGAGAATTGGCCCAGCAGGGGCTATCCTACATCTGGTGGGATGAGAGGGTGCAGAAGATCAGACTTCGGGCTGAGAGGCCCGTTCCTGCGCCTGTGCTAATCACTCAGGAAGCCGACATCATTGCGGACAGCTTCGTGATTGAGGAAGTGCCGAAAGATCGGGCTTCGCAGGTTTATGTTTATTACGGGCTTCGCAATCCGACCCTGAACCCGCGCGACAAATTTAGCTATTCGCTTGCCGAGGTTCGGATCGACGCCGAGGCAGAGCGGCAATATGGCGAGGCCAAGCCGAAAGAAATTTTCTGCCGCTGGATCAACAGCAACGTGATTGCATCGTCGCTATCAAATGCATGGCTGCTGAAGTTTCGGGATGTTCGCAAGCACATCCAATTCCGTCTCACGGCGAAAGACATCGAAAGCATCTGGACCGGGGACGTGGCGAATGTCTCGCACTTCCTGTATGTTAATCCAGACGGGTCTATCCGCGTTGCCAATTGGCTGATCACGAGCGCCGAGACGGTCACGCAGGGCGGTGAATATCAGTTCATGGCCGAGGATAACGAGAGCGGCGGCGTGTTCTGGGTCTGGGTGGCGGATGACGAAACGGCCCCCACGACCGAGGTTGGCGCGTGGGTCGATGCAAGTGGAACAGATGGAGCGGGCAACACACTGCCGTTCCGATGGCTATGAGGTGAAACATGGCATGGACGAACATTGACAACGCGCTTGTTTCGGTTGGGGCGCTTCCGTTTGCCACGACCATTCAGGCGCTGCGAGACAACCCTATTGCAATTGCTAATGGTGACGCGGGCGCGCCACCGATTCAACCTGCCGCGCTTCCCGTATCAACCGTGGCAGACAGGATAGCAAACCAAAGCGCTGGCGGAATTGGGACTTATGTTTTCGCACGATCTACGACAGCATCTAATGTTGTTTTTGGGTCAACTAGAGCAGGCAGTCAATTAGTCCCGACTAGCGCAGTTTTTTCTGTGTCAGCATCACAATCAACCGCACAATTTTCTGTTGGGTCTGCTTTGTCAGGGACTTGGCGATGCATGGGATTTTATGACCACACCGAAACGGGCGGGGGTGGAGAACTTCCATTGACCACCATTTTTGGCGCAACCCTTTGGCTGAGGATTAGCTGATGGAATATCGCAACCCTATCTTCACAGCATCTGGCGCGATTGACTGCGAGATCAATCATCCCGTCTATGGCTGGATACCATTCACCGCTGATCCGAATGATGTCGAGCCTATTGGGGCGGAGGTGTTCAACGCTGCCAAAGCCGCCGCCGCGCCGTATGTTGCGCCCCCAGAGCCGCCAGCGCCAACTGATGATGAACTGCGAACTATCGCTGAAGCCAAACGTCAAGCCGCATATCAGGCCGAGGCCGACCCCCTGTTCTTCCAATGGCAAGCAGGCGAAAGCACCGAGGCCGAATGGCTGGCCAAGCGCGAGGAGATCCGCGCAAGGTTTCCATATCCTGCGTGACGCTTTCAGGGCGTGACGGCTTGTGCTATGATGCACCAAACCACATAGAGGCTCGCCATGATTGACATCTTTGAAAGCACCGCAACCGGGATCAGCGGCCCGGCCAATCGTCATTTCGCCATCACGCCTGCTGATGAGGATTTGGCAATCAGACCGCGCGCGATTTACGTTTCGGTCGCTGGGAATGTTGTGATCCGAGATGATGAAGGCACTGACGTTACCTATGCGGTGACTGCTGGTCAGGTCATCCCGTTTCGCGCTGTTCAGGTTCGCGCAGCAACTACCGCAACCGTGGTCGGGTGGTATTAAGAGATGATCAGCTTGGGGCTTAACCTGTGGTCCACGACTATTTTGGCTCGTGGTGGTGGTGGAGAAGCCCCCTTCTCCCCCGCATCTCTCTTTGCTTCTGGCGAGGAGGGTGCATGGTATGAGCCTTCGATTACTACAGCTTTTACTGACACAGGCGGGACTGTAGCCGCGACCTATGGTCAACCCGTTGCGTATCTCCAAGACCTTAGTGGCAACGGCAACCACGCCACCCAGACCTCCGCACCCTCTCGTCCTATCCTTGCGCGTGTGCCTGAGACTGGGCGTAGGAACCTGCTTGAGAGGACTGAGGAGTTTGATGATGACACATATTGGACACTAGACAATTTGGGGGCAACAAATCCTGTTGTGACGGCAGATGCAGGGCTTGACCCTAATGGGAGCCTGACTGCTGACCGTATTCAGTTGGATAAAACTGGAGGCCAGTATTCAAGACTCGAACACAGTTTTAGTGCTACCCCATTACCTTCCCAAAGATATACTTTTTCTGTTTGGATGAAAACTTATAGCGGGATTGGAACTCAAAACGTAGGTCTTAGGCTATTCGCTCAAGCTAGCAATTTTGTAGTCACAGGAACTTGGCAAAGATTCACTTTAACTAGTGGAACTAATTTAACTCAGCCAGACTGTCAGATTATGTTGTTTGACTCTATTGCTGGTAATGATGAAACTGCCGACATTCTCGTGTGGGGTGCACAACTGGATGCTGGCTCCACCGCCACCGCCTACCAGAAGGTAGTAACCTCCTACGACATCACAGAGGCGGGCGTTACCTCGCTGGAGTATCTGTCGTTTGATGGGACGGATGACGGGATGGCTAGTGCGGCTATCGACTTCACCAGCACGGATAAGATGTCTGTGTTCGCTGGGGTGAGGAAAGTTACTGACACAACAGGGCTAAACGCAAGTGTCATCGTTGAGAGCAGCGCCGCAGCAAGCTCAAACGACGGGGCGTTCTTCTTGATTGGCCGAAATGGGTTTGCTCCAGCCGCCCAGTATCAAATCGGCTCAAAAGGGACTATATTTGTTTCGGCACAGACAAACGACGCGGCTTTTGCGGCCCCTACTACTAATGTCGTGACTGGTTTTGGGGATATTTCAGGTGATGCCGCCACTCTGCGCGTTGATGGGACTCAAGTCGCCCAAAATACAAGTGATCAGGGGACAGGTAACTATCTTTCTTACCCTCTTAACATCGGCGCAAGAGATGCTGCTGGTTCTGACAGTCTTTGGTTCGACGGACACCTCTACGGCCTAATCGTCCGGGGCGCATCGTCCACCACTGACGAAATCACCAACACCGAAGCCTACCTAGCCACACGCAGCGGGGTGACCCTGCCATGAGACTGACCATCGCAACCCCCGCAGAGGAACTGGACGACACCCGTGACCTTGCAGTGGCTCTTGGCTGGATCAACGGCTACACCCCCGCCGAATGGGAAAACTCCTTCTCAGCCCAATACCAAGACGCTGTTGGTAACATCTACCACATCAGCAGCTTCGAGGCTTCTACAGGCTGGATCGCTGCTGCAACCCAGATGGGTCCGGTGGAACGTCCTGCCGCTGACGTAGGCACATTGGACGCGGAGACTGGCGAATATGGGGCACCCTACGTTGTCAACCTCGCTGGTGCTCGTCGTGCGCAGGATCGTCTGGTCATCTGGCAACCTGCACAACCTGACTTTGAGACTGGTGAAGTTTCAAGCAACCCTGTCCCCCAAGTCGGTGCAGATACGCTGGTGGCAGTCATCGGCATGAGGGGTCCAGCGGCTCTCGCAGCTATGGGTCTGCAAAGCATTCCAATGGAACTGTAGGTTGTGTAGAATGAAACTGCTGCTCAATCTTTCGCTATGAGGCCCGCTATGGAAACACTTGATCTCTTGATGCAATGGGTGATTGCACCCGTCGCTGCTTTTGTGTGGGTTCTGCACAACCGTGTAAACAAGCAAAGCACGGACATCGAGGTGATCAAGGCCACGACATCGGCGAACAAAGAGGCCCACGATAAAGAATTTAAAGAAATGCGCGAGAATTTTAGGCGCGTATTCGAGAAATTGGACACAATCGAAGCTGCACTGAGGAAGTGACATGCGCAAGATAGACGAGTTGATCATCCACGCTGCGTCAACCCGGCCAAATTGGATGGCTGACAAGTCTGTCGAGGAGAAGCGCGACGAGATCCGGCGCTGGCATGTTGAGGATAACGGCTGGGCTGACATAGCGTATCATTACATCGTGGACCGTGACGGCAGAGTTGCCACCGGGCGTCCGCTTGATGTTAAAGGTGCTCACACCTACGGCCACAACGACAATAGCATCGGTATCTGCCTTGTCGGCGGGCATGGGTCATCATCCACTGATGCGTTCTCTGCGAATTACACCGACGCACAGGATCAAGCCCTGCGGGTGCTGATCAACGAACTGAAGATCCGCGTCCCGACGATCAAGAAAATCTCCGGTCATAACGACTACACGAATGCCAAAGCCTGCCCCGGCTTCAAAGTTGATCGGTGGCTGGCAAACAAACCCCCAGAGCGCAAGCTGATTGAGTCTACGACCATGCAGGCATCCGCCGCGCAGATCGGCGCTGGCTTCGGGACCGCTGCAACCGCCGTAGGGGCGCTGGATGGCACCGCACAGCTTGTTGCCTTGGCTCTGGCGGGGGTTATCGTCCTCGCGGCGATGTGGGTCTTCAAGGAGCGTCTGCGGCGCTGGGCGGGGGGTGACAGGTGATGCGCCGGATAAAGCTATACCTCGCCGCTGTGGCTGTCGGTATCGCCGCTGCGTGGAATATCATTCTGATGATCCGCCGCAGTGAGCGGAAAGACATTGAGCGGGAACGTGCCAACGCCCGTGTGGATGCAATGAAGGCTTCAGGCAGGATTCGAGATGACGTGGAAAGTGACCCTTATCTGGTGGACCGGGCAAGCGACTGGATAAGGAAGAAGGACTGATGTTCCGCTTGGCAGCGATATTGGCACTCGTTGCCGTTCCTGCCAAATCTACAGAGTGCCATGACAAGGAAATGCTGGAAGCGTTTTTGAGGCATGAGCACGGGTTGCAGCTTCACTCTTGGGGGCTTTCCGATGCGGGCAACATGCTTGAACTGTGGCTTGGGCCTTCTGGGCATTGGGCTGTTGTCACAACCACGCCTTGGCAGTGCAGCACTGTAGAACTGCCGCACGACCTTCGGGGGCGGCTATGGGTGCCACCAAGCCAGAACTACGCAGTCCCGGAGGACCGGATGATGAACAAGGGGCAAGGCCTATGAGATACTTGGCATTTATGCTGCTGGCCGGGTGTATGCACGTTCCGCAAGGCGACTTCTGCGACATTGCCCGCCCGAAGTATTTTACATCTGCCGAAACGATCAACTGGCTGGCCGACAACGACAGACGGCTTCTGGCGCAGATCGTGGCCGAGAATGAAATCTACCGGGATTTCTGTTCGTAATGCCTACGCCTAAGCTGACCGAAGAGAAAATGCGCGAGGCTTGGGATGCATATGTCCAAGCCGATTATTCGATGAAAGGCGCATACGAACTTCTCGGCATATCTCGCAGCACATTTGACCATCGGCTTCGCGCTGCCAAGCTGCACGGCTTTCACTTGTCAGAGGGTGCAAGGAATGTCGTTGACCGGGCCAAGCTGAAGCCCAGTGAGGCGCGTGGCGGCTGGATTCACGACTACGATGCAGATGGTAAAAAGGTCGGGACAACTCGCTGGTCTGTTGACGAGACGGAACTGCAAGACGACATGCTGGAGCGGATTGCAGACCGCATGTCGCGGGTCATCGCAGCGCCTGTCATACAGCGCCCAGATGCTACAAGGTCCGACATGCTGAATTTTGTGCCGCTGTTCGATGTGCATCTTGGAATGCGCGTCGGATCGTTTGGAACGGCAGAGGCGGTTGCGAGGCTTCAGCACGGTTTTCGTGATGTAATCAATCGTGCGCCCCCGGCTGAGACGCTTGTCATCGTGAATGGCGGTGACTTTACCGAGGCAAACGACAATTCAGCCCTGACTCCTCAAAGCAAGCATCCTCTGGCCGTTGATACCGATTTCGATAATTTGGCCGACATTGCCATCGACGTAACCATTGATTTGATCGAATACGGTATGACCAAATCTGATCGGGTCATCTACCAGCCCCTAAAGGGTAACCATGATCCGGCCATTGCGGTTGCCCTGCGGCAAGGTCTGCGCCAGCGATACAGGGACAATCCTCGTTTTGAAATCAAGGATGGCCACGACCTGTTTACCTACGAATGGGAGGGCAACCTTCTTGCTGCGATCCACGGCGATCAGAAAACATCCAAGCCTGAAGGTCTGACACTTGCCATCGCTGCCCGTCATGCTGCCGCGTGGGGTGCTGCGAAACGCCGGGAATTGTGGCGCGGCCATCTTCACAAGGAAATCACGGTCAACGTGCCGGGTATGCGGGTGTATCAGGTCAACCCGATTTGCCCGCCCGGAAGGTATGCCAACGACAACCTGTTCACGGGCGAGAGCGACATTCAGTGCGTGACCTATGGCAAAGGCGGTGGTCGCAGAGCAACAACGGTTCACATATTCGAGGACTGAAGCATTTTGGCTATTTCAGCCAATAGTTCCTCAGACGTGCCGTGCAGTTCATAAAACGCCCGTGGACTGTAGTGATATGCTCCCGGCCCGAACTGTTGACGGTGGTGACGTGGGCATAGGGGCAGGCAGTTGAAATCAGAGCGCGGCTTTCCCTCGTGGTGGACTTCGACCGGATGCGCGCCGCAAACCAAGCAGGGAAGCTGTGCCACACGGCCCATGTGTTCTTTGCCTGCCTTCCCCTCTGGGCTGGCCTTGTATGCCTTGCGCTTTGCTGAGACAGGCTTGAGCGATGATTTGCGGGCAAGGGGTGTGCGCTTCATCAAATCCTCTTGAAATCCGGCCAATACAAGCAAGCCATCGTCTCTATGTCTTTGGCGTCATTCCGATCTGTCCTGCCACCAATATCTTTGACAATTTCGGCTTCTGTTTCTGGGCAGTGGTGCCAGAACACGCCGTCTTTTAGGTTGGCAATAATAATTGCCTTGAGCCTTGTTAGCTGCACGAGGTGCTGTAGGCGCAGAACTTTGTCAGCCGAAATGTGCATGTGGTCATAGGTTCCAAATGCGATGTTTCTGCTTTTTACTTCTGCCCAGCATCTCGGCCTGTCATTGCTGTCAAATATCAGCATGTCCGCTGCTGAAAACTTTGGCATCATGAAGCATTTTGCCTTCCACTTGTTAAAGATGTGCCGCGAGACTTCTGCCTCGCGGTCACGGTCATGTTGTCGCTCGTATATTGGGCGCATCATTTAAGGAACTGTTCCCATCGCATACATTCTGCCGTGTTGCGCCGTGCGGCCTCCTGAAGCCCGCTGACGGCCTTCTTTGCCTTTCTGGCCCTCTGTATAGCTGCGGACAGGTTATCGCGCTCCTGATACAGCACAGCGAGTCTGCGACGGGCCACAGGGGCCATGAAGATGCGTGACAGCCACTTCATAGCCCCAGAGCCTCGCGATACAGCGCCTCAATAGCATCTGCCTCTGCCCGTTCATCTGCCTGCCGCTGACGAAGCTGGATGATGCGGCGCATGGTCTTGACGCAGTATCCGAATGCCTTGGCCTCTGCGAAGATTTCCTTGCGCACCTCGGTTTCCTCTGCGATCCGCTCGTTCTGGCTTTCCACCCGCTCAATAAACGCCTTTAGTTGTTCGGCTTCCATTGTCTTTCCTCCTATTCGGACCACTCGACGCCATGCCGAGATCCGTATTCATATATGACCTCAATGAGGTCGCTCATCTGCCGCTTTGTCAGTTTGGATGATCGGAACCCAAGCGGGAACGGTCCTGATCCGTCGAGGCCATCGGCAAACTGCACCTGATGACCAAGGCTATGAAGGAACGCAGCTTTCCATGTGTCTGGTGTCCATTTGCGCCCTTCTGGTCTTGCGAGGGCCACGTCACTCAACATGGCCCATAGCTTTGCATTCTGATCCAGCGTCCGGTCCCCGCCAACGATGCTGACCGTTGAATAGTCCGGTGCAGCATCTATCAGTTGGTGGGCGTAGAGGCGCTGCCTCGGCCCTGTGAGGCGGATCTTGTAGGTCATCCAAACTTGGCTTCTAGCTTGGCCTGCTTGTCTGACAACTCGGTCAGAAACTTCTGAACCTCGGCCTCAATCTCTGCCTGCATCTCTGCGTCCGCTTCAACGCGGGACATCCAGAAGGCCATGTTGCCGGGAAGGCGCGGATCAAAGCTGACGAAATCGCACCAAGCGCGGTCAGTGCAAAGCATCTGCACCTGCATCTGTGTGATGTATTTGCTCGGCACGGTTTCGTTCAGAAGCGTCTCGATGTGGGTGGCGGTATTGGGGCATTTGATTTCAATCAGCCCGTCACTGCCCACAAGCCCGTCAGGTGATGCGCCGAAGTCCACGATGGTGGGGTGCATGACGAAACCTGTTTCCGTCACCGTGTGGCCTGTCATTATCTCATATGCTGCTCTGGCCTGTGGCTCGGTGTCGGTTCCCCACTGCATAGCCGCGCTGCTGAAGCCCTCTGTAGGCTGGCCTGTTAGGCGCTCAGTGATAAGCTGGGCCATGTAGTTTGCCCTGCTGGCGCTGTATCCGCTTTTCGTCTTTGCCATCACGTCGGCAGTGCGGGAGGCTGTGACGCGGCCAAGCCGCGCCTCAAACCATTCATTGCTGCGCTGTTCCATCTGCCTCACCCTTCACGGCTGCGTCGTGGTCCGCTTCCATCTTGGCCTGCTTTTTCTTCAGCATGGCGATGGCGTCGTCTGCCTGCTTGGATGTCATCTCGTGCAGATCGCTGACCTTCATGAACTGGCAGAACTTGCCTTCGTCCGTGGCTGTGGCCTCAATCAGCGACTGCATTTCCCGAAACTGGTCTGCGCCAATCTTTGCTGGCGCTTCTTGTTTCGGCGCAGCTTTGGCTGCTGCGTTGCCGTCATCGTCTTCTGGTGCGATGCCTGCCATTGCCATCAGCCCGTAGCGACGGCCATACGTCACTGCCGAGCCATAGCCCTGCATGTCGTTCTTGGCGACGATCAGCGGCACTCGGCAGGTGAGGCTTTCGCCGCTTTCGCCGTGGATCAGGACCGTTTCAACGTAGCGACCGTGCTCGTCCTCGCCCGTGGGCTGGATGACTGCGATGCCCGCTGCATTCAGCGCAGGAAGACAGGCGTCCATGACGTTGCCAAGATCCGCATACTTGCTCTTGAAGTGCGGGTTGTTTGACTGCTTGAGCGCCTTGCCCATCTCGGCCTGCGCCTTTGCCAGTGCTGTTGCTATGCCCTTCATATTACCACCCCATTCCGTAGCCGATGACCAGCGCAGCCCAAAGCCCGCCGAAGATTGCGACGACCCCGATCAGGTCGCCAATGATGTCTCTGATTTTCATGTCAGTCCTCCCATTCGACGCGTTCAATGGCGGCCTCTGCTGCAAGTTCATAAAGATCGTCGGGGCAGATCGGCAGCTTGACGCCGTTGACCTCTACCTCGACGCTGGTGACGGTTGCCTCATACCAGACAGGCGATCCGGGCACGCCGTAGTCGTTGCGCTCCATGTCTGCCCAGACGGTTGCCTCAATCAACAGGCCGTCGCTGTCGGCATATCCTGCCAGATGTTCAGGCACGTCATCAAAGGCATATTCTGCCACGGTCAGTGATTGCATCGCGCTCATGGCTGGAACCCGTCAACCAG